ATGTCCAAGTATTAGAAGCCACAGGAGTCGATACGGGTGTTGGAGGAGGTGTAGGGCTAGGAGGAGGTGTTGGAGTGCCTTGGATGGCGTTTAAAGCCGTTCCTACACCCTTCTTACCGATAACTCCACCGATACCACCAACAATCAGCAGAACAATGTCGTTCAGCATCTTGGTATAGGCCATATCAATCGGGGCCATACTCTTGATAGGCTGAGTCACAAAAGTAACAGAGTAGAGCAAAGCAATAACAATGAAGCAAAGAATCAATGTGACCATGACGACCACAAAGCCCCATACATAGGTTTCTACTTCCTCAATTGTTGGTCTTTGGTTCTTGGACATCGTTAACCTTTTTTTCAAGAATAGGGGCTACTAAATACTCAGGGCAAGTCTGGGTAAACAAGCACTTGGGCTTTTGGCAACTAGGATGGACAAAGTTCTCAGGGTTCTGGCAAAAATACCTGTATCTGTCTTCACATCCTGTTAACAACAATAGTGATATCAAAAAGATATATCTCATGCCATCACATCCACAGCCTTAACCCATTGAGTCTTAATCTCTTGGGCTTTTTGTTGGTGTTGGACTTGACGATTCAGCTCTGCCAACCTTTGCATATTCTGTTGGTGGATCACCCTATGAGCCTCCCATAACATCTTTGCGTTCTCTTGATAAGTGGTAATTTTCATAACCCAATCTTTCCAAGTAAAAGGTTAACAATCTTGTTAGACAAGTCATCAGGCAAGAACCTCAGAAACCCTAGAAACCACCAAGCAATACACCCGTAGCAGAACACCCTGCAAAACAAGTCGAATTGCTTCTGGTACTCGTTCATCTACCACAACCGCCCTTCGGACATAGGCTCATCAACTCATTTATACCAATAAAGACAAGAAGTAGAACAAAAGCAATACCACCAACAATCATGGCTATCTCTTGCATTTCCTCGTCTTTAGCCTTGGCTTCCTTCTCAGCTCTCTTCAAGGCACTAATCTCTTTGGCATCCTCCAAGTCCATCTCTGCTTGACGGGCTTTGATCTTGTTCCAGACATCAATCTTGCCTGTCTGCATGAACAACATCTTTAACTCTTCTTCAAAGGCTCTGGCTTGCTCTAGTGCCATCTCAATCTGTAGAGCAGCACCCATGTTCGAGCCTTTCTTCTCCCTCTTTGCTTGAAGCATAGCCTTTGTTGCCTGGCTCTTTGCATCAAACATCTTGCCAATCATGGGGGCAAGAGAACCTAATTCTGTGGCTACCTTACTAGCCTTCTTAACCATCGAAATGGCGCTCTGTAGGCCATTTAATGCGGAAATCGGATCGATCATTCTTTCTCTCCCACTTCAGGCAAACAACCCTTCGGTTGTAAACATCGCCTGTCCAAGTCCATTTAATACATCGGTATTCTATGGTTGCCGCCAAAAGTAAGGCGATCACGGGAATGCCCAAAAAACAATATAACTACAAAAAATTACAAAACAAAGAAGAAGGACTGTCGCTATTGCTAGAGTCCAATCTTTCATTTACCTACCCATTGGCGTATATTCGTAAAAAGACTCAGGTTCTTGTGACATAACTTCACTTGGTGAAAGTGCGGTTTGACCACCTAAATAGCCTGTTCTCAATACAGACATTCCCAAAGAACTAGCCATGTTAGACAAGTCGTTAGGTTTTATAAAGTCTTTAAGGTCAACATCCTGACCTTTTTTGTTAATCAAACGAGTAGATGCTTTAATAACACCATCTAAGCCACCCTTGTCCAAAAATAACTTTCTGTGGGCATCTTTTGTTGCTTGATCAATATTTCCTTGACCGATAGCAGCAGCAATACGAAAGCCTTTGTTAAACACACTTGCAATTTGATTGACCAAAATGGCAGATATTTGTTTTGGATCAACACCACCCATTAGACGAGTAATTGCAGACATTTCTTTGATAGCAACATCATCAACTCTTAGCGAATCAATATCAATCTTTGTTGCCAAACGCTGAACATCAGCTAATGACTCTAAATTTTTATAGTGTTGTTGACCAAACACTTTGACATAAACATCTTTATTTTTCCGCAGATAGCCAAATGGATCTGAACTGTCCAGCATCTTAAGAGCCAAGGAGTTTTGTACAGCCAAAATCGTATTAGTTTGATCATCAGGAGATAGTTTCTTTAAATCGCTATAAAACTTAGCCTGATAACCTTTACCTGTTGACCCAAGCATACGACTTGTAATGGCATCAACACCACCAGTTTCATAATTACTTAAGAATGAATCACCTAATCTAACCCGTTCTGTTTTGGCGGCATCATCAAGTGCAACTCTTTCGCCTGACAAAACATTAGATCGTTGAGCAACATCTGATAACTTGGCTTTTAAGTTTGGCAGTTGATCAAGAATGTCGCTATACCCACCATTATTACTACTCTTGGTAAGCAATGAATCAAGTTTTATTGGATCAATGTAGCCGTTCTTATCAAGTGCTGAGTTGTACAGCTTTGACATAACAGCTTTTTCAGCAAGTGGAGCGCCTTGATCACCAGCAACACGCAAGAATTGAGACATTGCTGTTGGACTAGATGCCAATTGTGGAGCAATGCGTTCTGCATACTCTTGTGAACCAATCTTCTGTACGGCATCAGCATCTTTAAATGGAACTCCTACTTTATTGTAGTAATCACTGTCCAACTTAGCCATTGCTTCGCCAAAGGTAGTTTTCTCACCACGGAAGTTTACAGAGACATTTCCATTAGCGGTCTGAACTTGATCGAGAGCTTCATCAACACGCTGTTGCAAAAGAATTAACTTATCTTTAGTGGCATCATTCTTAACAGAACGAATATCAGCAGCAACACGCCTTTTTAATGAGTCTAGACTTGTGATGTCCATACCAACAGTCAAATCAGGAGCAGTTTCTCCCAATACTGTAGGCATTGTTGTACCAGTAGGAGCGCCTTTTCTCATGCGAGAAAACTCACTAGATTGCTTTTGGACAAGTCTTAGCAAATCAGATTGACGACCCCAAGGATCTTGCATAAACAAATCTTTAGCAGTCTTCAAAAGAAGTTCTGTTTGTGCGGCTGGAAGTATTGCACCCTGTGAAGATGCTTGACTTTTGACACTTGTGTACTCAGGAGACAAAGCCTTGATAGCGGCATTTTCTTGTGCCAATACAAGATTTTGAATTGGTTTCCCAAGATCAACAGGACTTAAGCCATCTGCCAAATTAAGCGATTGCGTCAACCTAGCTTGTTGATCAGAAAGAGCCAAAAGTCGTTTATTGTAATCAATTTCTGATTGAGCAATAGCAGTAGATGCTTTTGGAATCTCTACACTTGGTTGTGGATACAACTGGTTTGCTTTAGCACGAACAGCAACTTGCAAATCATCATAAATTGACTGTAATTCACCAGCTATTTTTGTATCTTTTTTAGCCAAATCTTCTAATTTTGCTCTAAAAGTTCTACTTTCAACACCAGCGGAAGCCAACAAATCTGCTTGACCACCAGCAAAAGTAATCTTTTTCTTAATGTCTTCTAAACGAGTTGTCAGGTTTGGATCAGCAGCCAATGCTTTTTCAATTAAATCTTTAGCCCTAGAAGTTCCTTCAATACCTGCCAAATCTTCAACATTGAAGTCTTTTAGGTTAACTCGATTTTTTGCTTCTGCCATTAAACCAACACCTTTGGCAGCACCAGCTCCAGAAAGCAAGGCAAACATTACGCCACCTGCAACTTGACCAGGAACGCCACCAATTTGCTGTCCAACTTCCCCACCAAATTCACCGCCAGTACTTGCCATACCACCAGAGATAACATTTGTTAAAAGACCAACTCCTTTTTTTGCGACTCCTAAACCAAGCAAATTTAGAGGGTCAGCCATTCCCCTAGTAGTAGCACCAAAGTATTTCTGCGCCTCAGTTGCAGGTCTTGTTGTAGTGTCAATCCCAAATTGTTGTTGTATTTGTGGTGCAGTCATTCCTTGTCTGTCTATGTCAGCACCAGCAACTTTTCTACCAGAAAGTGCTTGAACAAGTTCTGGTATTCCAGAGCCAGCAAATCGTGGGTTTGGCCCTTGATAACCACTTACGCCAGCGGCAATAGTTGCAGGAGTTTCTGTTAAACCTCTTTGCAACTCAACGCCTAAATATTCACCCATGCTAGAAGCTGGGCGGGCGGCAGGGCCTCCAAGAAAGCCACGACCACCACCAGCACCTTGTGGGCGTAATTGTGTAGCTAGTTGAGCAAGTTTTTGTGCATCCTCAACATTTCCCTCGGCATCTGCTCTACGCAACGCTTCCATTACCTGTTCATAAGTTGCCATTATTTATTCTCCACTTGAGGGAAAAGATATTTGTCAATCAATGGATTGCCTGTTTTTTGTGTAGCAGGAGCGCTTTCGCCTTTTTTAACAAGTTTAAATTGAGAAAGTTGATCGTCAATATTTCTTAACGCAGTTTTGTAATTTGGAGATTCTGTATAACCAAATTCTTCAGCAGAAGTTTGTAATTTTTTCTTGCGTTCTATCAATGCGCCACGATAAAGAGCAACTGCAAACTTTTCTGCTTGGTCTTTTTTAACCTGTGTTGTACGACCAGTAAAGAATTTAACCGCATCTTGTGCCAATCGATCATCAAGACCACCAGTTCTGGCAAACCGATTTACGTCAGCATTTGACATATTCTTTCCTTGACCAGTCAACAATGCTATTGACGTTGGTAAAGAAGCAGCGGCAAAGTCATTATCTTTTGAATTTCTAATAATCTCAATAGCACTCGGAGCATCGGAAAGAATCGTAGATGTGCGTTGCATTATCGGATCACCACTTAAAACCTTTTGAGTGAAGTCCATCCAATCTTTTGTAGGAACTGGTTGACCAGGCAATACATTGGTAATCTTAGGCCCTGCTGGTTCTGATTTGGCCTTAATAACTGCTTGTACTTGTGCTAACAGTGGAGAACCTGCTGGCAATGTTGCAGCATATTCTTGTAATCTTTGAATCTCAGTTTTATTTTCAGGTTTTTCAGGTTTTTCAATTTGTTTCTCAATAGCCTCAAGTCTTCTAGTTGCTAGGTTTATTTGGGCATCACGTTCTGGAGATTGTGGCTGTTGACTTAAGAGATCTAATTGAGTGTTCAAGTCTGCAATTCTCTCGGAGATCAAAAGCTGTGGTGGAATTGCTTGTTTAGCCTCACGACCTGCTTGTGCCAAAGATGCTTGTGCTGCCGCACCACGTTGACCAACCAAAGCATTACTTTCTAACAACCTTTGGTATTCTCGTTGCAACATCATTGCACCTTGAGGATCATTTGGTGCTAACGCTTCAATACCTTGTTTGATAGACTCAGGATCGTTTGGATTGATTCGACCTGCTATCTGTTGACGCATGGTAATACGAGCTAGTTCAGGGTCTTCACCACCTAAACCACGACCAATAGCGCCACCAAGCATATTAGCGCCACGACCAACGGCATAGTTAGCCTGTTGGAAGGGACTTAGTTGTGCATATTGAAGTGCTTGTTGATCAGCTCTAGCCTGTTGGCTTTGCTGATACATTTCGGGTGTTAAACCGAATAAAGATGGAACGATGTCTGCTGCCATGATTTATTCCTTAAAAGTAGCCGCCAAAGTCTTGATTGCCATAAGCAAAACCAGTTCCAAAGCCTGAACCGCCCATTCCTGTCTGTGAGAATGCCGCTTGTGCGCGATTACCTGCCGCTCTCATAAGAGCAGGATTCTGTGAGAAACCAGTTAAAGCAGTTGCAAACGGGTTATAGGCATTAGCCGCAAACATTGAATTAGCCGCACCCATACCGCCACCATAAAGAGCATTAGCACCTGTTGTATTGGCATTACGACCACCCAAAGCAGAACCAATCTCCAAAGGCTGTTGTCCAAGATTCTCTAAACCAGTAGCGCCCTGTAAATAGGCTTGGTAAGGCGTAAGAGCCGCAGCTTGACCTTGATAACCTTGGTTTAACAAGTTACCACCAGTGCCAAACAATCCTGCACCAAAGGCTACTTGCTGTTGTCCAGCTTGCATTGCTTGAGCCGCTAAACCTGCATCTTGTTGAGCAATAGCGTTGTAGTAGGCTTCCATCTCAGGATTAGCCGCACCAAGACCTGCCGCACCACTTGGTCTAGCACCAGTAGCTCCTACTGCCAAACCACCACGACCTGTTTGAAATAGTTGATTCTGTAGTTGAGCCATCTGTCTTTCACGACTAGGCGCTAATAAGTTCTGCTGACCAGCCATATACTGCTGTGCCGCCTCTTGTGGAGACTGAGCAATGTACTGTTGACCAAGACCAAACAAACCTTGTGCAGCACCTTGTAGTGGAGCAAACTGTGCTTGAGCGCCCTCTGCTTGAGTTAGACCTGTTTCTGCTAGACCTAAGAAGCGGTCTTGCATGGCTCTCATTCTTGGGTCTAATGTATAACCCGCACCCGTTACACGACCTGTTGTAGGATCAGTCGTAAACTGAGATGAACCAAAACGAGTGGTTACACCAACAGGACGAAATCTAGCTTCTTCAGCGGCTAATCTTGCCGCCTCTCTTTGTGCATCAGCTTGTGTCTGTGCGGCTCGTCTAGCAGAACGACCACCAAATAAGCCTCCTAACAAAGAAGCGCCACCACCAATTAAGGCTGCTGAAATAGGCATATCAAACTCCAATCAAAATATTGTCCACTTTTGACGGGTCTTTCTCGTCAGTGGCATGAATACAAAACCAAACACAATCTGTCAAAGCCTTAACACCATGTGTTAAACCAGCCTTAATCTCAACACACGCTGGCGCTTCTATAACTTCTACCTCATCACCCTTCATCACCGCAACCTTACCTTTAGCTAAGATAGACAAATGGCTAAAGTCATGGGTATGCTTCAGAATGGCTGTACCCGCCTCAAATAAGGCTTCCTTGGCATACAAACCATCACTGAAGTGATGCGTAATCATGCTGTACGTTTCCACATCGCCACAGTAATGTATGGCTGAAGGTTAGCGTTAGTGCCAGGATCACCACTAGTGTTAATTGTTGTTGAAACACTAATTCCAGTAGATGCGTTTGCAGTATTAGTAACAACACTTATGTTAGCGCCAGCACCACCATAGGCATAAGAGCCAGAGCCTGTTTCTGTAAGGAAATTTCCAGAAGATGCTGCGTGTTGGTGTTGAGGATCAGTAACTGTTGTTGAAGTTGTGTGTGCGTGAGTTACGACAATAGCGTCTTTGCTACCACCAGTTTCTTCCAAAGTATCAAACAATGCGTCACTTGCATTGAGGCCAACCATGACTCGACCCGCACCAAATGCTGTCCAAGTACCAAAGCCTAGCAAAGTCGCAGGGTTTGTTGAAACACCCGCATTGATGTAAATAGAACCTACAGGGTAAACAGCCGCCAAAGAAGCTGTTACTGCCGCTGTAACAAAAGCAGTAGTCGCCAATTGAGTAGTGTTTGTTCCACTAGATGCTGTAGGCGCTGCTGGTGTACCAGTAAATGTAGGCGATGCTAAATCAGCCTTAGTCGCAATAGCAACAGCAATGTTGACAAACTCAGTGTTGATCTCAGTACCCTTGACAATCTTTAGAGGATCACCAGAGCTAAGAGCATCTTTGGTTGCAAAATTAGTGCTTTGTGTGTAATTGGACAAATTATTCTCCTTGTTTTAGATATGCAACTAGCATTTCTAAGTCTTGCAATGATGCTGCACCTTTTATACGATTTGCTTTCCAAGAAATTACTTGAATATTGTCAATCGTATATCCTTTAGATGAGTCTATCCTATCAATACTTGGACTGCTATCACGAAATCCTGCTTCATTAAATTCTAGTATGTTTCCAAAAATAGGGCATCGACCATCGGCAGGATAAATTGCCTTTATGTCAGCCACTGTTATATTGTGATCACGACCCTTATTTTTAGCTCTTTGCTTTGACGCATTGATAAGCATTTGCAAACGATATTCAAAATCTTTGCGTCTACCTTTTTGATACTGTCTTGAATACTCAGAAAACTGATCTTTGTTTGCATTACGCCTTTGAGCTTGATACTCAACATCACAAACTCGACATTTATACTGTAATTTGTCTTTGGCTTTGTTGTTTAGAGAAAACTCTGATAACAACTTTTGTGCCTTGCAGCGACTGCAATGTTTTGTAGGCGAAACCAGTCTAAGAGCGCTCATACTGTTTTCCCATCTTTAGATTGGATTTCAATGCGCTGTATTGACAACGCAGAACCATTGATATCTGACTCATAACCCGTTTGGACAATTTTACCGCCACCAGAGGCAGGAGCACTCAATGTTTGCAAGGCAACACCATTGGAATATTGAGCAACAACAGTAGCGTTTGCACCATACTCTGCAATGCCATATTGAGATATACCTTGAGTTGGTATACTTACATTGGTAGACAAATAGTTGGTGCTAAAGTCAAAGCCCCATTTTATTGTAACGAACTGGCTTGAGCCACCAATCACCACAACTTTGATTCTCTTCAAAAGAGAAGTGACGTTGGCATTACCAAGGTCAGCATGGTTTGTATAGTACTCAAACCGATAGATAGAAGTGTCGTCCAATGAACCAGTGTACTTACCAATATAGCCAGTCTTACCAAGAAGTAAATCACCATTTCTGCGAGACAACAATGCAGATGGCTCAATAGAGTCCCAAGTAGTTACTCTAAAAGAGTTGTCTTGCAGTTGACCACGAGTATCAAAGCAATAAACCTGTTTAACAAGAGGTAAAACCAGAAGGTAGAACGCTTCAGTTTCTGAGTAAACAGATTTGATATTTGTCAGTGTTTCACCAGCAATACTAGTCATCAAATCACTGCGAACATTCTTAGACAAGTCGCCAATCGGAACAGACTTCTCAATCACTGTTCTGGCAAACGACCTGACTCCTGAGTTGGATAAAAACAAAATATCTTTACCTGTACTCTGAATAGAGTCCCTAGCAATACATCCAATACTTGCTACAGTGTCAGCCAAGGTAATCGTTGCGGGAGAAGTAGCGTTTTGGTAAACAAGAATCTGACGTTGACCAAAGATAATCAAGAAGTTGTTGTGCGCTGCCAAACCAGTAATATTGTCTGCACCATTAGGCCACACAAGATTGGTGTTCAAAGAGCCAGCAGTACCAGTTGACCACACATGACCCGCTAACAAATCAGAGAAGAAAACAGTGGTGTTATCAGTAGTTGTATCTGCAACCCACAAACGACCATAGGCGCTAATGGCAATGTTGCCAGAAGGAACTGTTCCTACATAACCTGTTTTCTCAGTAACTCTGCGATAAGTTGTAGTGCTAACAGCAGGGTCAAAGATCAGTGGATCATGTCCTGTTTGAAAGAAAAAAGTAATTCCGTTAAGAGAAGCGCAAGCCCAATTACTAGCAGTAATGGTGGGAGCAGTACCACCCCCCCCATAGGTCAATTCAACAACAGCATTTGAGCTATCTAACTTGAATAACTTGTTGTTTCCAGCAAACAGAACAGTCAACGAGCCATCTGATTGAACCAACTCATGTATCACAGCGGGAGCATTAGCACCTAGATTGCCAGAAGATGAGTTAACCCTTGTCCAACCTTTGCGTGAGCCAACACGACCATATCTGTCAATCACGCAGTTAGTAGCAACCAAAGCAAAACCAGCCGCCAAATCAAGTGGGGAGTCTTGTGTATTCAGACCAAAGAAGCCTGGTGCTGAGATACTTTGCGTTTGGAGTTGTTGGCTCATACTGCTACAAACTCCTGATTTTCAGGATAACGAGTGCCTTCTAAAGCAATCTGGTCAGCCAACATACCTCTGTACAGTTGATAAGCCTCAGAAGAGTTCAATCCACCATCTTCACCACGCTCAACCAATGCTCTAGCATAAGCATTCTGCACAACAAGAACATCAGGAACTAAGACTGAAGTGCCATCAGCAGCCAATGGTGCTTGTGGTACTGTTAGAGAGAATGGAATGCTATAAACGCCATCAGGTCTTGGATAGAGAACTACTTTTGTGTCTCCATTACCATCTACACCATCAAATGCGTAGTACTGTGGAACTCCAGTAATTGAAGGAACAAGATTCTGATATCTGTTCATCTCCACAAAAGTTATGTTCTGCAATGCAACATTTGATGTGGTATTCAGAGCATCAATCACTTGGAACTTCTGACCAGCACCCGTCATTGAGTAAACATGGGCGCTTGATGATGTGGTCAATGTAACTGTTTGACCAAGGACATTCCAACTAAAAGAATCCTCAATCTGACGCTTGGCATCATTGACAAACAAGCCAATCAGAGTTGAATAGGTAGTCTCATTGTTGGTAGAAACTTGGACTTCACGCAAGCGAATCAATACATTGTTAATCAGTTGTAGGAATGTCATATTCGTTGCGATCCTTCAATTTCAAAAGTTGCAATGACAGAAATAGTAGAACCAGTTTCTGAAGTAGCCGATATGTAATCACCCTCTTCCATCACAATATATTGATTAACATCAATCTCAGCATAAGTTGACTTAGATGTTAGTGCGTACTCTTTAGTGATTGGAATATCTAGGTTTGCACTAAAGTCATGCCAAGTAAAACTAATGTGTTTATTTGATGAACCATTGTTTGATGCGTGAAGAAGGACGCACAAAGCATAATAGCCAGTCGGTACTGTAAACAGCGTAGTAGCCGTATTAGCAGTTAT